AGCATTATTGATGTTTGTAAACGGAGAGATCAAGGAACACTTGGTGCAAAAAAATATGGCTCATTGCCTTCGCGGGAAACGCCACGCGGAGAGGGAGTATTCTGAATCTGTATCTTACAAATGCTATAAGGGTAAAGCAGAAGTAGAATTGTACAAAGGTAGAAAATATATTAAAGCTTTAATCCTTGAGTAATGAAATACATTTTAATTCTGGTAATATGTAACGCTACATGTGGACCACAGTTTGAATGGCCACAAAAGTTTGATAGTTTTTATGATTGTGCTAGAATGGGATATAAAGCATCTGAATTAAGAATAGCTGAGTTTGGTGAAACATATGTAAATAAAAACAGAACTGCTATATTATTTAGTTGTAAAGAAGAGAATGTTATCTAGAAATAAAATTGCAAAAAAGCTACGTACACCACGATATAGACAACTTGTAATTAAAAATAAAAAGAAGTATAATAGAAAAAATAATGAAAGAAATAGAAAATTTTATATCGAATGAAGAGTCTGATTATTTAATGCAGTATCACAAAGAAAATTTTAATTTAAATAAAAAAGGTAACTTCATGTGGAGAGGGACAGAAGTTATAGATATTGGAGAATTACCAAAATTTAAAGAATTAAAAAATAAATTTAATAATTTAGTAAAAAGTGAAGATAAAGACCATGTTGTTAGTTACTTTCAAATAGTTAGATGGCCTACAGGAGAATGGCAACCACCGCATTTAGATCTTTATGGACATACATATTCGTCTATATTATATTTAAATGATGATTATGAAGGGGGAGAAACTGTTGTACTTAATGAAACAGCTGCTCCTAAAAAAAATAAAATAATATTTTTTAGAGGTAATCGATTAATACATAAAGTTAATGAAATTACTAAGGGAGTAAGGTATACTGTACCTTGTTGGTATAAATATGAATCTAAGTCGTAACTTTAGTCTGCAGGAATTAACCAAATCTGATACAGCTATCAGAAAAGGGATAAACAATAATCCTAGTTCAGGACAAATAGAAAAATTAAAAGATCTTTGTGAAAATATTTTGCAGCCCGTACGTGATCACTTTGGTAGAGTGAAGGTTACATCAGGCTTCAGGTCTCCGGAATTATGCGCAGCCATTGGTAGCTCTGTAAATTCACAGCACGCCAAGGCCGAGGCCGCAGACTTCGAAGTGATGGGCACAGATAATGCTGAGTTAGCTGATTGGATTTATAAAAATTTAGAATTTGATCAATTGATATTAGAGTTCTATACACCAGGTGAACCTAATAGTGGCTGGATACATTGCAGCTATACACCTGATCAACCTAGAAAACAATTTTTACACGCATACAAATCAGAAGGTAAAACAAAATATAAACCAGTAATAGGAAAGGCCGTAGACTTAGTTTAGAAAGAAATGAAACTTAATTTGTTTTCAATTCCTGTGTACATAGGTAATATAGACATTGATAAAGTTAAAGTAACTAATCAAGGTTTTGAGAAGACTTGGGCATGTCGAACAAATAGTTCGTTTAATTTTCAAAATACTCTTGAAGATGATTCTGCAAAATATGTTTTAAATGTAATATATAATTTAATAAGAAAAGATGTGCAAAGCCCTTGTAAAATAGAAATTTTAAATATATGGGAAAACAGATATGAGAATAGAGACTATCAAGAAAAACATGTCCATCCACATAGTCACTTCTCTTTTATTATATATAAACAAATTGAAGAGGGAAAAACTGTGTTTGTAAATCCTTCGGACAAATCATTACTTTCTTATTATGCACCTGTGTTTTGGGAGAGAACAAATTTTTTTGAATTAGATTATGAACCAAAATGTAGACAAGGACAGATAATAATTTTTCCCAGTTTTCTAGAACATATGGTAAAAGAAACTAATGATTATTGTGTAACCGTGTCAGGAAATGCATGTCTACACATATATGGAGCTCAAAGATGACAATAGATGAAAAAGCAATAAAGTTATTTAATAAAATAGATACAGTTCATGGAAAATGTGAAGAGTGTGAAGAAGAAACTATCTTAGTTGCAATTGTTCAAGAATATTATAGATGCACTAATTGTGGACACGATACAAAACAACACGTTAATGGTAGAATAAGATATATGCAATTATCAGAAACAGATAGACATTTTATAAAGGAACACTATAAAAACGGATAATGATTATAAAGAAGAAAGAAATAATAGATCCAAGTTATAATAATTATCAGGTCATGATGGAGTGGGAGAAACCTTACATGGAGAAATGTATTGAAGTTTTAAAACCACATGGAGATGTATTAGAGATAGGTTTTGGTATGGGATACTCTGCTACAGCTATAAACAAATACCCATTAAGATCTTACACCGTAATTGAAAAAGATGATGGAGTTATAAAAAATTTTAACAGATGGAAATTAAAACAAAAAAATAAAAAAATAAATTTAGTAAAAGGTAGGTGGCAGGAAGTCATACCTTTTCTAAGTAAAAAGTATGATTGTATTTTTTTCGATGACTCTCCTGACAATCAATCTTCAAGAGCTAGATTTGATACATTTTTAAAATTAATACTTTTAAGAAATGTTAAATATAATACCAGGTTAAGTGCTTACTTTGATAGCAAAGCTACATATACAGGTTATCTAACAAAACACTTTAATTATATATTTTATAAGTATAATATAAAAATTCCTTATTATTGTCGTTATGCAAAAGGAGATTTTATGTATGTAGTAAAAATTATTTTTAGAAAATGTATGGTAGAAAATGGCTAAAAGAACTTTTAAACATTTTACTCCAAGACCTAAACCAAAGAAGAGGCCACGTGTACACAAAAAGAGAAAGAACAAATCCGAAAAGCGCGATTTTAAAAAATATAACCGTCAAGGCAGACGAGCTAGCTAGACAGTATAACAAGACTAAGGATTCAAGCATCAGGGATCAGTGGTATAAATTACTTAGATCTATACCCAAATGAACTTAGCTTTTAATTTTCACGATAAATTATTTTGGATACATAATTTCTTACCAAAAAATACATATAAAGAAATGTATATAGAATTAATTAAAAACAGAAATAAATTAAATTTTAAAAAAACAGCAGTAGATTGGACAAAGTATACCGAAGAAATTAATGACATGTCTGAAAGTTATTGTCAGTATGAATCTAAAAAATTAAATAAATATTTAGAACAGTTTCACATTGTTTTAAAATATCAACCTTTTGTAAATATATTAGATTCACATTTAGATAGTCACATTAGAAAATATAAATACGGACAACATCTAACTTGGCATAGTGACGATCTTGGTAACAGAGGATACGCTTCAACTTTTTATTTTAATAAAACATGGAAACAAAACTGGGGTGGAGAACTAATGTTTAAAAGCTCAGAAGGATCTGGTTTTATTCCAATACTAGGTAATTCAATAGTAATAATAAAATCTGGTTTACATCACAAAGTGAACGCTAATTTAAAGAAAACTCATCCTAGATTAAGTATTCAAACCTGGATAAATAAGGGTTGACAAGTAATATAATAATCCTATATAGTATATCCTAACAAAGGAATATACTAATGACAGACATAAATAAATATAAATCAGTAGCTCTTTCACATAAGAGTTGTGATAAGTTAGATAAGATCAGAAAAGTGATCGTACCTGACGCAGAAGTATCTAGAGCAAAAGCTTTAGACATATTAATTAACGAGAAAGCGAGGAAATTAAATGGCAGACTTGGGTCTAAAGGCAATTAATTTAGAAGATCCGTTTAATCCATTACGTAATCTTTGGAGAAACGTTTTGATTGTAGCAATTGAAGATGCAATTAAAGTAAAAAGACAGGTCGTAAAATACAGTGAGTTTTATCACAACAGAAGATTTCATGAACTAGATTATGTATCATTACCAAACAGAGACTTTGATCATGTTTGTTCAATGGCAGAACTAGATGGATCTATTGTGCGAAAAAAAGTTAATCAATTATTAGAAAGGATGGAAAACAAAGATGACAATATGCCCAAGATGCCGTGGAAACGGTTATATCAAAGTAAAGGAATCTATAGAGAATCTGACGGAAACCATATTTCAGTGTCCGCAGTGTAACTCACAAGGAGAGATTATGTCAGATATAAAACCAAGTAAAGAAACTGAAAGGTTAATATTGGAATCTGTTTTAGTTAAAAAACTAAACGGAGTTATAAAAAAACAAAATGATGAAATTGATATGTTGTTAAAACAAAAACAATTTCTACAATCTAAACTAAGGGAGGCTACAGGTGGCAAGGACCAAACGAGCAGTAAGCAAGGAAATTAGTACAATTCTTCGTAACCATTACATGTGGTGTAAGAAAGAAGGGAGAGATACGAGTTGGTATGATAAAAGGAGATAGTGTTGAGTATGACCTACTATTAAAGTGGGCTAAAAATTTTGATTGTGAAGGACATTACTCATGTGAGATCGGAGTTAGAGAAGGACTTGGTTCAAAGATTATCATGGACAATGTAAAAAATAACTACATGCACATAGGTATAGATCCGTATGGTGATTTAGTTTATCAACATATTGACAACCAACAAGACTTTCAATGGGATGGGTTAGAGCAGGGAGTCGCTCCTACATATCCGGACACCATGAGAGATACTCTTTTAAAAGATATGATGCCTTACCGACAACAAGGTAAATTTAAATTAGCTAATATGACAGACAAATTGTTTATGACACATCCTGAACATCAAGACATGACATTTGCATTTGTGTTTTTTGATGGACCACATACTACAACAGATGTCATGACTGAAGCTATTTGGTTTGCAAATAGATCAGCACCACATACACGTTTTGTATTTGATGATACGAATTGTTATCAAATGAGTGTTATTGCATATGCATTAACTTTCTTTGGTTTTCAGTGTCATGGAATGGGTGATACCAAATGTATGTTAGCAAAAGTACCACCACCTAAAATAACTGATGAGGTAAAACAATGAATAAAACTAAACAATGTAAAGACTGTTATAAGGTAAAGCCTATAGAACAGTTTGCTCTTCATTCAGAAATGAAAGAAGGTCGTAGAAATGATTGTATAGACTGCAAGAATGCACGGAATGTAGAGTGGAGAAAACGTAACAAAGATAAGTCAAGGCAATATAGAATAGACTATGACTTAAAAGTAAAAAATGGTGAACGTCCGCATAGATACCAGGCTAAAAAACTTAGAATTAGAAACAGTTGTATAGTCAGAGATATATGTACAGATAAGATGCTTAAACAAAAGTTAAGAGTTAGAGAGTCAACATTTGTAAGATGGTTTGGTTGTAGCAGTAAAACATTTGTAACAAGGTTTGAACGATACTTTGAAAAGAATCCTGGAATGGGTTGGCATAACTATGGTGCATGGCAAATGGATCACATTAAACCTATGAAAGAGTTTACATTAGATACTGAAACAAGCAGAAAACTATGTAATCATTATACTAACCTTAGACCTGAATGGGCTCTAAATAACATGAAAAAGTCATCGAAGTATGAAGTGGAACAAACGGTTTAGTTATCCGCCATCAGTTAGGTCTTTGATAGATAATCAAAGGCATTACGATATATATGGCGATAAGTTACCAAGTGTTACGACTATATTATCTGCTACGCAATCAGCTGAGAAGAAGGCAAGTTTGGCTAAATGGAAGCAAAAAGTTGGCGACAATGAGGCAGATAGAATACGTGATGATGCAGCAGCTAGGGGTACGATTATGCACCGGATTATCGAGGGGTATGTTACAGGCGACGGGCATCAGGATTTAAGCGACATGGGTCAGGCAGCAGGCCTCATGGCCCAAACTGTGTTTAAACAGGGTTT